TGGCATTGCAACTGCTCTAGCGGTTAATACAGGCTCTGCTGGTGCGCCAGTATTGTTCAATGGTGCATTAGGTACACCCTCTAGCGGTACTGTAACTAATCTAACAGGTACAGCCTCTATTAACATCAATGGTACTGTGGGTGCTACTACGGCTACTACTGGTGCTTTTACAACCCTGACAACCTCCTCCACAGTCACACACAATGGTGGCACAGCCAACGGAGTAACCTATCTCAATGGTTCAAAGGTTCTGACAAGTGGCTCTGCGCTGACTTTTGATGGGGCCAGCCTCGGCCTTACAACAAATGGCTCATCGTATGGCTGGACAAATAGCGGCAATAATGTTGCCGTAAACGCTGCTTCTGGTGTTCTTGATTTTTATACGGGAACGGCTGCTTATAACAAGCGATACACACTTGCAGCAGATGGAACTGCAATCTGGACAATAGGCTCCGAACAAATGCGCCTCACCTCAACAGGGTTGGGTATAGGCACTTCGTCACCAGCGACTAAGTTAGACATTCGTGGCACTAGCACAATTTTTCGGATTGGTAGCGACAGTAATGATATTGGAACAATTCAATTCTTCAATACCACTGGTTCAACCATAAATTCTACTATTTCTGGAAATTTAGAAAGCGGCAATGCAGGCGGTGATTTAAGGTTTGCTACTAAACTTGTCGCAGGCTCTTTGACTGAGCGTATGCGCATTGACGCATCAGGCAATCTAGGTATTGGCGCAACCACAAACCTGACTGCCAAACTGAATTTCCCATCCGCAGATTCTGGCGAAGTTATCAACATCTACTCCAACAGCGTTGAAGCAGGTCGTTCAGGAATCGGCAAGTATTCTGGAGAAACCCGTTACTACAACGGCACTGGAGATATATTTGCTTGGAGAACTAGCGGCCCTTCTGGGACTGAGATTATGCGTTTGACAAGCGCAGGCAATCTTGGCTTGGGAGTTACTCCGAGTGCTTGGGGTAGCAGTATCAAAGCAATTCAAATGGGCTTTGCAGGGTCAACAGCAATAAGTGGAAGAACCGATGCGTTTCAAGCAAACTTTACGCAGAACGCTTATGACACTGGTTCAAACACTTGGGTATATTTGCAATCCACAAGTGCAATGCGTTACTCGCAAGCATCTTCACAGCATCAATGGTACAACGCTCCATCAGGCACAGCAGGAAACGCTATCACTTGGACTCAGGCGATGACTCTGGATGCAAGTGGGAATTTGTTGGTTGGCGTAACAAGTGGAAACAATAAATTTACTATTGGTGGCTACACAACATCACAACAAATTGCAGAAATTTATGCTTCTAAATCTGGTTCTGTAAGCACAAATATTGGTTCGGGTGCGGCTATTCAATTAGCAAATAGTACCTCTGCAAAATCAGTTCTAATTCAAGGTGCTGATGATGTATTGCAATTTTGGTCAAATGGTGGTTCTTGGAACGAACGAGCCAGAATAGACTCTAGCGGTCGCTTACTTGTTGGTTTAACTTCAGCAAATACTAGTGGTGCAAACTTCCAAGTTTCTCAGGGTGTCACATTCCCCGCAACTCAATCAGCATCATCAGACGCTAATACGTTGGATGACTATGAGGAGGGGACTTGGACACCTGCTCAGGGTTCGGGTTTAACTGTTGTTGGCGCATTTAGCTCAAGTGGAAAATATACTAAAGTTGGTAGGTTAGTAAATATTCAAGGAAGTGTATCTGGTGCAACTTCAGTATCAGTAAACGCTGTTGGAATAATTACAGGTAATTTGCCATTTTCATCTGTTGGAGGATTTACTGGAATAGCGGTTAACGCCGCTTTAACTAGTTCTGTTGGTACAACTTGTTCTCTTTTAGATCTTTACTCTACAGGAACTATAGCCGCCACAACATCAATAACCTTCTCAATTACATATACTGCTTAAAGGAAATAATTATGTCTACATTCACAGAAGTCGTTTACATTTCTCAATTCAACATTCAACCCAATGGTTGTATTGCTGTTCAAAAGACTACCGATGTTCTCAAGGATGGCGTTGTCATCTCATCAACTTACTGGCGTACAACCCTAGTACCCAATGACCCACAAGCATCAACAGTATTGGATGAGGCTTATTACTTGAGCATTGCCACATACGCTTGGAGTCAACCATCTCCACAACCTTATAACCCTACTGAGGCTTGAATATGATTGAAATCATTGTTGCATTTGTAGTTGGTTGGATGTTGAGACCATTATGGGAATTGTTTTTAAAGCCAATATTAAAAAATTCTTTTGAGGCTTATTTTGCAAAAAGAAAATCTGATAAGGAAACAGTATGACTACTACTTGGACTATTAGCACTTTAGACAGAGAAGTCTCTAATGGCTTTGTAATCACTGCTCACTGGCAAGCCACAGCAGTAGATGGCGACTACACAGCCTCTATCTATTCAACTTGCTCATGGGCTGATGGCACACCAACGATTCCCTATGCAGACCTGACACAAGAAACAGTGCTTGGATGGGTGTGGGCTAATGGTGTTGATAAACAAGCCACTGAAGATGCTCTGGCGGCTAATATTGCTTTGCAGAAGAATCCTGTTACTGCTACTGGTACACCTTGGTCAGCATAATGGCTGATGAAGTTACTCACGAACACATCTATGAGCGTTTACTGGCTGTAGAGTCCAAGGTAGACAACATAGAGAAGAATACACAAGATGTAATCAAAGCCTTTAACGCTGCTGCAGGTGCTTTTATAGTACTTGAGTGGATTGCTAAAGCTGTTAGACCTATCATTATCATAGGTGCTTTCTTTGGAGCTATTTGGTTAGCTATCGACAACAGATTTCATGGAGTAAAGTAATATCATGGTTATGCCTACACGTGGTCAGAGAACAGCTAAGAACAAGATGAAGAAAGTTATGGGTGAGTACAAAGAAGGTACTCTTCACAGTGGTAAAGGTGGCCCTGTGGTGAAGTCTAGAACTCAAGCAGTTGCGATTGCTTTAAGTGAAGCTGATAGAGCTAAGAGAAAAACTGGTAGAAATAAGAAGTAAAGGACATAACAAATGGCTACGTATTTAGACGTTGTGAACAATGTGCTCAGACGCTTGCGTGAGCCTACTGTTACCTCTGTAACTGATACTGACTATTCAAGACTTGTAGGTGTATGGGTTAATGATTCTAAGAGAGAGATTGAGGATGCTTTCGATTGGAATTCTTTAAGCACTACCATTGTAGTAACTACGGTGGCAGGTACTCGTAACTATACCCTTACAGGTTCAGGTCAGAGATTTACCACTTGTGATGTGTTGAATGATACAAGTGATTATGCTTTACAGTCAGCTAATCGTGACTGGATTAACCGTATGTATTACTTAGGTAATGCCAATGGTGGTGCTCCAACGTACTACTGCTACAACGGTGTAACAGCTGGTGGTGATAACAAGGTAGATGTATATCCACTGCCTGATGGTGTATATTCATTGAGGTTTGAACTGGTAGTACCTACAGTGGATCTAGTAAATGACTCAGACTCTATCTTAGTTCCCTCTCACTTGCCATCTCTGTTGGCCTACTCCAGAGCCATCGCTGAAAGAGGCGAAGACTCTGGTGTTACCTCTTCAGAAGCTTACTTGATGTACAGATTAGCCTTGGCAGATGCCATTGCCATTGAGAAGAATCGTTATGAAGATACTACAGTTTGGAATGCTGTCTAATGGCTGAACAACTACTTACAACAACTGTACAAGCTCCCGGCTTCATGGGACTGAACTTGCAAGACTCATCTGTCAATCTAGACAATGGGTTTGCAACTGTTGCTCAGAACTGTGTCATTGACAGGTTCGGACGTATTGGTGCTAGGAAGGGATGGTCAGCAGCTCACTCTTCCTTAGCAGCTTTAACAGGTTACTATGTAAAAGCTATTGGTGAGTTAATTGATAATGCTGGTAACTCTTACATTGTAGCTACAGGTAACAATAAACTATTTAAGTTAGTAGGTACAACACTATCTGAGTTAAGCTACGGAGGTGGTGGTACAGCTCCTACCATTACAGATGACCATTGGCAGATGGCTCCGTTGAATGGATGCTTATACCTGTATCAAGCTGGACATACACCAATAGTGTTTGACCCTGCAACTAGCTCAACTACTTATAAGCGTATATCTGAGAAGACTGGCTACTTAGGTACTGTATCTAGTAATAACTGTGTTATCAGTGCCTATGGTCGTACATGGAGTGCTAACAACACAACAAATAAGAGTATTGTACAGTTCTCAGACCTATTATCAGGTCATGTCTTAAGTACAGGTACAGCTGGTACTTTGGATGTATCTCAGGTGTGGCCTGCAGGTTCCGATGAGATTACAGCACTGGCTGCACACAATGGCTTCTTAATTATCTTTGGTCGTAGACAGATTCTTATATATTCTAATGCTACAGACCCTAATAATCTTACACTATCTGATTCTATTACAGGTATTGGATGTTTTGCCAGAGACTCCGTAGTCAAGACTGGTAGTGATATTGTCTTCTTATCAGATACAGGTGTACGTTCACTGATGCGTACCATTCAAGAGAAGTCAGCTCCAATGCGTGAGTTAAGCTTGAATGTTAAGAATGCTCTGGTAGAGGCTTTAACTTCTGAGACTGCACTTAATATCAAGGCTGTGTACTCAGACAAGGATGCCTTCTACTTATTGTCTTTACCAACTATTAATACTGTCTTTTGTTTTGACATGAGGGGTCAACTACCAAATGGTGCAGCTAAGACTACAACGTGGAATAACATTACCCCTAAAGCTTTCTTCTACACTCGTAATAAAGATTTATTGCTAGGACAAGAAAGTTTTATTGGTAAATATAACACTAACCTTGACAGTTCAGCAACTTATAGGATACAATACTATACTAATTACTTTGACTTTGGAAGCCCTACAGCTTTAAAGATGTTAAAGAAGATTAATTTAACATTTATTGGTGGTAACTCAGCCACAGTATTTATTAAGTATGGTTTTGATTACAGTGCAGCATATCAGTCTAGAACCATCTTGTTAGGTAGTACATCCATAGCTGAGTATGGTATTTCTGAATATAACATAGGTGAATACACAGCTGGTATTGTGTTTGATAACCAGAAGATTCAAGCCAGTGGTTCAGGCAATGTCTTACAGATTGGCATGGAACTGGATGTTAACAATTTTGAAATTTCATTACAAAAGCTTGACTGTTACGTCAAAGCTGGACGTATAAGATAA